GCTTGTGTGTTGTTGCCAATTGACATAAAGTTTTTTGCTGATACAGTTTTAATTTTTAGCATGTTTGCAATTCTTAAAGTGCCATCGTTGCATTGATGGTCCGTTACCGGATACACCACAATGTGGACAGGTTTTTATAATTTTAGCAGAATTTCTCATGTTCTGTATAGTGGTTTCTGATTTTTTAATTCCAGATAATTTTTTACTTACTTTATTACGAGACTCGTTAGTCCAACAATGTGGTGCATCCATTCCTTTTTTCGCAGAGGAAATATTTTTTTTGCGATTCTCGGGCATAGGTCCTTTGGGTGCAGAATTTTGTTCTCTTTTTAATTTAGCGCCTTCTACTCCGTAAATATCTTCCCATGTTTTACCTAACTTAGTTTCGCTTAAATGTGTCTTATGCAATTCTGTAAAAGTTAATCCTGCTGGAAAACCTGACATGCCATTTTCTGGAATTAAATTTGCCCATTGTTCTGACTCAACAATTTGTTGCTGTTTGGAAAACATGAGTGCATAATTTTCGCATTCTTCTTTATTATGAAACAATTGGTACCATACAGTTATTACATGCTCAGCACCATATTTTTTTATATGATTGAGCCACCGATCGCCGGATCCCTTATAGTCAAGCATTTTATCGTATGATAGTGTTGTCTTTCCAAAATATTTCAGACCTGTTACAGTATGCTGTTTAATATATAAAAACGTTGGTACAAATTTTGTGTTATCGAGCATTTATAAATTCCATCAAGTTATCTTATTGTATTTATAAATTTCTGTAGATATCCAACAATAATTTGGGATTATATTTTTCACTGTCGATATTGGTGAGTTGTGAGGTAACAATTTGATCCACGCTTTCGAAAGCAATGTTGCCTTGTATTTCGTATTTGGTTAGGTCTGTAACCTTTGCAGGGATTAGTGTAATTTCACGTAGTTTATAGGTATCAATGAACGTTTCTTTGATGAACGTTGCTTCTTCGTAGCTAATGTCAATGTCCAAGTTAACACGGCAATGCATACCGGGCTGTAGCATAGCTTCGGTATGGTTAATAACATCGCTAAGTTGGAATACGCGATACCGAGGTTGCTGGTCCCATGCATAATATCTAGGACTCTCGCCCCATTCTAAGATGGTCAGACCTCTATCGTCGTCCCCGGCATCGGCGTAATTGTGCGGAAAACAGTTTCCAATATAGGTAATGTTGCGCTGTGTTTGTCGTTTGTGGAAATGCCCACTAAACACATGTTCAAATCCACACATGTCGTCGCCGCGAAGCTCACCGTGATCTGGCATAGCAACCATAGCGTTCATTAGATATCCGGGCAGCTCAAAGTGCCCGAACATGTACTTGCCTTCTAGCTTGGATATGCGCTTGTGATCATCTCCCACAAGCCACGGGGCAATAGTAACATCACCTTCACTAAACCAATCATTGCAGATTTGAATATTGGGCAAGTGCTTGGCCCACTCTACACTTTGAACGTCTCGTTTATCGCGATAGTATAAATCGTGGTTACCGGGAATAAAATACACACGCTCAAAATTTGCATTTAAGTGCTCCAGCGCCTGTAGACTATATCCCAGTGTTAGGATGTTGATACTTGCTCGATTATTGTGCCAGTCGCCAAGAAAGAGTGCAGTTTCGCACCCTTCCTCTCGTGCTTTGGCTGTGGCCCACTTAACAAAATTTAAACAGTCTTCATTGTGTAGTTGACTGTTTGATTTAAGTCCAAAGTGGATGTCTGTAAAAATTGCGGCTTTCTTGAATAAATTACTCATTGACAGAGTTTAACAGAAACCTAGAGCAGAACTCAAATGATATTTTAATCATCTTCACCATAACTGCCACCACCTCCACCCCAGGTGCCGCCTTGGCCTTGGCGTGTGTAACTCGGTGTAAGTCCGTTCATTTCTAAAATGTCATCGCGTAGGTTTTGGCTACGCTTTTCGATGTTCAAGACACGAGTAAAGCTATTAGTGATAGCGGCAGTATAATACGCAAAAGGGTTCTGCGATTTGGACTCGTCAAATTGGAGTCCGATTTGGCTGAGTTGCAAGAGTGCTTGGCTTCGCATTTCATCATTGTAGGTATATCCTCTCCAGTTGCTACGTGTAGCATAACGTTCACACAGTTTCATAAACATGTGCGCTAGTGTGCGTGTCATTTGTCCGTGGTCTTTGCTGAATTCCCCAGTAATCAAATCGCCCTTCCAATGGCTTTTGCCTACTAGTACAGGTGTACCTTCGTCATCTACTTTGTAATGGAAAAACGGAGGGAAGTTGCATTTAGTATACTTTGTGGGTGCTTTGATCTCTTCTGGATCATCGTACTCGCTTAGGATAATTTCTTCTGGCTCTTCGAGTACAACAGCAGCAGCACCTTTTTTAACTTTGGGCTCCGCAGCCGGCACATGTTCCCAGGTCATTACTCTAAAAACAACATCAGTTTGTGCAATGTCTTTGAGTTTAACTTCGAAATCTTCTAGTTTCTTTTTATTTGCTTTTGCTGATCCATCTGCGTTAGCTTCATCAAATGCCAGCTTGGTCAAACGTTCTGCCCGGTTCTTACGTGCTTGTAAAATGTTTTTCTTATTGATCTTATCAACACTGGGCAAAATCATATCGTAGTCTGCGTCTTTCTTGTCTAAGAACGTGCAGTATGTTGTCTTGCTACGGTGTATTTCTTTTAAGATATCTTTGTTATTAAGGTAGTTTTTGACCTTGGGTGTAGTAATTAAAGTTGTCACAGTAATAAAATCCTATTATTTGTGGTACTATAGCATATTTAAGATCTGGTAGTCAACCTTTTGTTAAAAATTCTTTAAGTTAGCCTATATTGAAAAACCATAAATATCTAATAATAGGATAACGACATGGGATTGTTTGATGGATCAATAAGTAGCGCAGCCAGCTCTGCATTGGGTAGTGCGGCCAGCGCAATTGGTGCGGACCCAAGTGCAGCACGTCTAGCAGTTGCGGGATTAATTCCTGGCGGCAGTCTTGGCTTTAGTATTGGCGGCGCAAAAGTAAACGTTAACCTAAGTGGCGGTACGCCAGACTGGCGAGTGCGTATTGCACTGGCCGATTCGGCAAAGTATTTCTACAATGCACAGAATGTCGCTGACCGCGGCATAATGAGTCCTTTGTTTGGTAGTGCAACACAGAATGGCGTTATATTCCCCTACACCCCACAAGTTCAAGTAACTCATACTGCAAACTACAGTCAGCAAAAATTTACACACAGTAACTACCCTGGTTACTTTTACGAGAATAGCGAAGTTGCGGCTATTAGTATCAACGGAGACTTTACAGTACAGAACGTAACTGAAGGTCAATACTTGCTGGCAGTTATTACCTTCTTGCGAGCAGCAACTAAAATGTGGTTTGGTTCTAGCAAGAGTGGCATGACAGGTTATCCACCTCCTATGGTATTCCTTAGCGGATACGGAGCTAACTACTTGCCTAACGTGCCTTGCGTTATTACAAGTTTTAGCCACACCATGCCACAGGACTGTGACTATATTGAAGTACCTGGTGTAATTCCGGGCAGCACAGGCGCAGCAGGTATTGGTGGTGCAATCACACAAGGTATCTCGGGCGCTATCAATGGTGATAGTAATGCATTAAGCGGAGCACTAAGCTCGGGCGTAAACAGCGTACTAGGATCTACAATGGGGGCTGCTGGTAGCGGCATTAATCAATTGATTGGACAGGTAAGTGGCGGCAAATTTGGCTCCGGTCCTAGCACTCGTATGCCTACTATAAGCCAAGTTGCTGTAACACTACAACCAATCTACAGTAGACAAGCAGTTAGCAAATTTAACTTAGATGATTTTGCTGCTGGCAAAATGGTCGTGAGTGGCAGCAAAGGAGGATTCATCTGATGGCTGCAACCTATTCAAAAACAAGTCCATACTATGGAACACCTATGTGGGGCAACTTCCTGGACATAATGGTTGATCGTACTATTACTCCTAAAGCCAGTGATGTTCTTTACAAAATAGACAAGGTATACGAATACCGTCCTGATCTGTTGGCACACGACTTGTACAACGACAGTTCTCTATGGTGGGTATTTGCACAACGCAATCCAAACACTATAAAAGATCCAATTAAAGATTTTCGCGCTGGTCGTAGCATCTACATTCCTGCACAGGCACAGTTAGTTCAAGACCTGGGACTTTAATCTATGTCAACAACATTAGAGTTTGATCTTAAAGTTGCTGAACAAGGCTTGGCTATAGATCAAGCAAGACTTGCCAAGGTAACAGCCGCAAGAAATGCCGCAGCATCGGTTGGCGAAGATACCAGTGACTTTGATGCACAGATTGCTCAATTGCAAGCTGATGTAGATGCCGGTGAAGCCGACGTCATTGACGCACAAGCTGCTATTGAAGATCAAAAGCAAGCCGATGAAGGCGATACTGCGGATACCGCAGTAGAAGACAGCGGGGATGAAACAGATAAAGAAGACTTGTCTGAAGATGAACAGCAACAAGTCAACGACAGTGAAAAAGGCGCAGACGAAAATCCGCCAATTGTCACAGCCAGTGGCGCAGACTTAGATGCTGCCTTTGCAGCAGAAGAACCTGCAACAAAACCCGAAGCCGCTGCACAAGAAGAAAAAGCAAAAAAAGCAGTTGACCCAGTTCCTACCAGAACTCCAAGAACAAATCCTCTGCATCAATTTGCTACCTATACCTATAGTATAGCTCTTTACATTCTCACAGAATCTGACATTAATCAGTTGTCTACTAGTCCCGGCACTTGGGCTCCTGGGGCAACTGGTGCTAACTGTTTGATTGCCAGTGGTGGTAAAAATTCTGGGCAGTATGCTCGCAATGAAAATTTCAAAGAAGACTTTTACTTTGATAATCTGCAGATGACTACAGTTATTGGACTTAACAGTCGAAGCAAAGCAACAAATGCAATTGATTTGAGTTTTACAGTGATTGAGCCTTATGGTATGAGCTTACTAGATCGTATCATGGCCGCGGCTGATGGAATCAAAGCACCTAACTTTAAAGCGATGCCTTATCTATTGGAAATTGATTTCTATGGATATGATGACACAGGTGCAGTATACAAGGTTGCAGAACAGCGTAAACGTATACCTATACAGATCATTGAAATTAAAGTTAAGATGAACACCAAGGGTGCTGAATACGCAATCAAAGCAGTACCCTGGAATCATCAGGCACTAAGTCAAAGTGCAGCAACAACACCTATTAACATTGAAGTGGCTGCTGCAACAGTGGCAGAGTTCTTTGCAAACAACGATGATGATTTTAGTTCTGTTACACAACAGGATCTAGCCAAAGCAAACTCAGCCGATACTAATCAACGCATTGAAAAAGAAACTGAAGTACAAACAGATCAGCACGGTGCAAAAAATGCTAAAAACGATCCTAGGTCATTAACCTATGATCCGACACCTGATAAATCTGCACGTACTCCTAAGCAAGCAGATACTCTTAAAGAAAATCAAGCAATCATTGCTAAAGCCTATGCAGTAAAAAGCTACTGCGGTGGTGTTAATGGTTGGTTCACTGACTTAACAGCTAAACGCTTACGAGCAGTACCGGATTCTATATTTGTAGAGTTCCACGGCAGTGATGAAGTTCCTGTTGAAAAAATACGTGATGCAAAGATTACTGTACCAGAGCGCAAGGATGTAAGTAGAAGTGCAACCACTGACGCTGATCCAAAAGCAGCAGCAGCCGCAGCGGCAAATCCTACTAACAAGGTATTCAGTGATGCTTCTGCTTTCCCGGTATCTGCAGGTACAAGTATTCCGCATGTAATTGATATGGTGATGCGTAACAGCTCTTACATTACAGATCAAATAACTGACCCTAAAGATACTAAACCAGAAGAGATTGCAGAAAAACTTCAAAAGCCACTCTACTGGTATAAGGTTATTCCATCTGTGGAAGTAGGCAAGTACGATTACTCAGTCAACAAGTTTTCTACAAAAACAACCTATCATGTTGTTCCTTATATTGTTTACGACAGTAAACATCCCAACGGTCCTGCACTAGCACCACAAGGCGCAGTTAAAGAATATTCATATACCTACACAGGTAAGAACATTGACATCTTAGATTTGCAAATTGACTTTGATACCTTGTTCTACACAGCAGTTACAGCAGGTTCCGCTAAGTGGCAAGCTGACCAAATACAAAAAGCAAAAGAACAATTAGATGACGCACAGAATACAGCTAGTTCTAGTAGCGAAGCAGCTAGAGAACTAGTTAATCGTCAATTACGATTAGTATCTGCACAGCCACAACAACAAGGCTTAGGTGGACAACAAGGTTCTGCACAACAGGTATTGGCTGGTGACGTGCAAAAGAGTCAGTACAGCAACAGCCGCGGCGACATGCTTAACTTGAAGTTAAAGATCGTCGGCGATCCCGAACTGATCAAACAAGACGATATCTATACTAATCCTAATCAAGGTGGTTACGCTGATCAGGTATCAAAAGACATTATGCCACAGAACGGCAGCGTACCCATGGATGATGGAGAAGTTATTGCACAGGTTAACTTCCGCACTATTGTGGACATGGATGAAACTACTGGCTTGCCTAGACAGGGCGCATTAGCAGACAAGAGCGTGTTCTCGGGCTTGTATCGTATGCTAACAGTAGCAAATACATTCCAAGCTGGTAAGTTTGAACAGACAATTGACATGGTGCGTGTACCAGATCCTGTTCCGACTAAAACAGAAACCACACCTCCAGCTAAAACAGAGACTAATGCAGCGACTGGACCAGATCCTAGTTCAAGAACAGTTGCCAGCGGAGCGTCCGGTGATGATCTAGCAGCCTTCTATGATGCAGGACCTGCACCTAGTCCCGATCCGGGCGAAGGTGGTACAAACTTGTTTGCAGACCAAGAACCTAGCGACTCGCAAGATGAAGTCATTGACGAACCACCATCAACTAGTGAAGAAGATGGTTGGTATGATGTAGACACAAATCCTGACACAGAAGAAGTGTCAGCGGACGATTGGTGGAACAGCGGCGACGAAGTACCACTAGATCCAATTCAAACAGACGTAATACAAATAGATGAAAATCTGGCTTAAGGAATTTCGATGGGAACCGATAGTAGACAAGGCGTAAAATTACCAGACTGGGCAGACCAGAATAAAGCCTACGGCATGAAATTCAATCCCGGCACCTATGCTGGTATTGTTAAACAAAACGTAGATCCACTACGCATGGGACGTTTGCGTGTGTGGTTACCTGACTACGGTGGCAACGAGGATGATGAAAAAAGCTGGAAATGGGTTACCTACGCTAGCCCATTTTATGGATCTACACACAACCCTAGTAGGAACACAGACAACACAGACCAACAGTCCGAGCACACCTACGGTATGTGGTTTGTTCCACCGGACTTAGGCAACACCGTACTTTGCACATTTGTTAACGGAGACCCGGGGCGCGGATATTGGTTTGCAGTAGCCACAGACAAGCGACTGAGCCACAACATGGTTCCGGGTGTAGCAACACGCTTTGCTGACCAAGTTGATAAAATTAGTGTTGGTGGACTTGCTGAAGCTAGTTTGTCACGCACTGATCATAAACCTTACTTGCCTTTAAGTGAGTTTAACGAAAGCAGAGAAAGCAACATCAACGGAACTTTCCTTGCTAACAAATTACCGGTACACGAATATCAAGCTGAAATTATCATCAACCAAGGTCTTGACACAGACCCTGTGCGTGGCGCAACAACATCTAGCAGTTTACGTGAGGCACCAAGTGGGGTATTTGGTATCAGTACTCCTGGTCGCTCATCTAACCCAACTGATGTAACTCCTACTATACGCCGCGGAGGTCATAGCTTTGTCATGGACGATGGCGCAGCAGATGGTACAGATCAAGCCATTAGATTGCGTACAGCAGGTGGTCATCAACTGTTGATGAATGACAAAGAGCAGGTTCTGTATATTGCAAATGCCGCAGGAACCAGCTGGTTAGAATTTGACAGCGGCGGCGGCATACAGATGTACAGCACTAACGGCTATTCTGTACGCACACAAGGCACACTAAACCTACATAGTGATACCACAGTTAACATTCAAGGTTCCACTATTAACATCAAAGCAGTTGCTGGTATGAAAGTTGCAACACAAACACTAGACATACGCAGCAGCGGTAACATGAGTTTGTTTGGTGCTAAAGTAGGAATTGGATCAGGTGGATCCACAAGTCTAACCAGTGGCGGCACAGTGGGCGTGGGCGCCAACGGCACATTGCTACTACACGGCGCAGCAATTAAACTAAATGACGGCGATGTCGCACAGGTTCCAGATCCAGGAGATCTAACAAGCTACCTACACCACGACGCAAACAAAACACCAATTGGACTTTGGGAAGAAGCAGCAGGTACGCTTACTAGTATTGTTACTAAAGCGCCAACCCACGAGCCATACGATCGCGGCGCCCCTGTGGTACCGGCTTCGTCAGTATCTTTATCTGCGGTAAAGAATGTGTGTTCAGATCAAGCAGGGCCAACAACATCAGCAGGACAAGTAAGTCCAGGCGGAGCAGGGCCATTTGGCGATTACATTGCTGGCTTTGAATCTAGTAGCGTGGGGTACAATGCATTTAACCGTGGATCAAGTCCTCCTGCAGGCACAGGTAGTCCACGTGAAACAATGAACTTGGAAAACATGACCATTGACGCAATTCTAGCAGCAATGGCCAGTTCAGACCCACGACAACGATTGTTTGCAGTGGGCCGTTACCAATGTATTCCTACTACACTAAAAGGCGCATGTTCTAAGTTAGGTATTCCTACAAGTTCTAAGTTTACTAGAGATATACAAGATAACATTTTTGTAAACTACCTATGCAAAACAAAACAACCTAAGATTGGCACATACTTGGGCGGTAGCGATCCAAACAATGAAGCAGCATTGCTGAATGCATGTAGTGCAGCAGCGGGCGAATGGGCAAGTATCGAAGATCCGCAACTAACACCTCCACGTGGACGTTATGACGGTCAAGGTACTAATCATGCCTACGGCAAAACAGCAGCAACTAAAGAAGCTCTTAAAGCACAGTGGAACTTCCTGCACAAGCAAGGCGGTGGCGTTGTTACTACTGGCAGTGGTAGTGTATTAACTGACGGGTCTGGTAATCCTGTAAAAACTGGAACTAGTTCCGAATCTACAGTAGAAGCTGGTATACAAGCAGCAAGCGGTCAAAACGTAACCAAGCAAGCTCCTGCAGAGCTAATGAAACGTTCTAATACTCCAAACACCGGAGCAACAGTATCGCCTATTGGCACATATGGTAAAGATGATTACATCGCTGGACTAGAGGCAACACAAGTATCTGCACTAATGACACAGATTGCTTTTAGCGAAAGCGATTTTGCTAGCGATTACAATGGTGGCGCACTAATTGGGCGTTATGGCGCAAATGCAGTTATGCTAGCCGAATACGGTTATATTAAACCTGACTATCTAACACGCTACAAGTCAGAAGCTATTGTCGATGCTAATGCATGGACTGGAAAAGACGGCGTATCTAGCATCAAAGACTTTTTAAATTCCACAGCAGCACAAGACTTAATTATGGCTACATTTATACAAGATGCGTATAAAGCACTGAGCAAGTCTACCCCGGCTGGAATTAAAAATGGCGACAGTATATGTACAGTAGCAGGTATGATCTATGTGACTTACTTGTTTAGAAGTGCAACAGCCAAGAATGTTGGGGACAATATGGATGCAATGGTTGGCGAAGCAGTTAACTGGAGAAAGAACAACAGTGGCGTAACCTTTGCAGGCAAAACACCAATTGAAGTCTACAATGAAGGACGTTATGCAATCGACGTACTAAGTGTTGCTGGACAAGCAGCTACAGAAACATCGCCAAGTACCACAGGTATTGTACCTGAAGATGTACTGGCATTTGGTACAGGTGCAAACAATAACAGAGCTAGTTTTGATACTTGTGCTACCAGCTTCAAGAATGCATTGCTATCAGCAGCACAAGCATACAAAACAGCAAGTGGTAAGAAGATTACAGTTGCTAGTTTGTATAGAAGCCAAGCTGACCAAGAACGATTATATAATCAATGGAAAGCAGCAGGCGGAGGCCCAGGTGTACCAACAGCAGGTGGCATTACAACTCCCGCACTACCAGTTAACATGGGTGGTAAACTTAACTCCCACGGTGAAGGCGTTGCTATTGACTGTGGACAACAAGCAGCAGAAGTTGCTAGAACCATTGACTTGTCTAAATTTGGACTACGTTGGGGCGGCACATTCAGTACTCCTGACCCAGTACACTTGCAGTTGGCCAGCTGGACACCGGGCGCAAAAGCACCAGCGAATAGCGACTAAATACTGTTATGAGTACATACCGCGGCTTTAGCACCATTAACTCCAGTAAGCGTTTTAAACTTACGGATGCTGATTTGATTAAACAAGATTTGGTTAATAACTTCAATATCCGTAAGGGCGAGAAGCTGATGCAACCAAATTTTGGTACAATCATCTGGGGTCTGTTATTTGAGCCGCTAACTGACGCATTGAAAAATGCTGTAGTTGCTGACATAACACAAATCATTAACTATGATCCTCGTGTAAACGTCAACGATGTGCAGGTAAACGAGCAAGAACATGGCTTGCAAATCTTAATTTCGTTAACATATTCAAACACAAATCAGACTGACGCATTGTTTTTGAACTTCAACGGTAATACACAAAAGCTGACCTACGCTTAATATAAGCCGTTTTTGTACTATTATAAATACTACAATAAGGTACATATATGGCTTTAACCACTCGTCAAACTAGTCTTCTGATCCAGCAGGATTGGACAAAAATTTATCAGACATTCCAGTCAGCTGATTTTTCTAGCTACGACTTCGAAACACTACGCAAGACAATGATCGATTACTTGCGTACCAACTATCCTGAAGATTTTAACGACTTCACTGACTCTAGTGAATACATTGCCCTAATTGACCTTATTGCCTTTATGGGGCAAAGCATTGCTTTCCGTGCTGATTTGAACGCACGTGAAAACTTTATTGACACCGCACAACGCCAAGACAGCGTATTCAAACTAAGTCGTTTAGTTGGTTACAGTCCAAAACGTAATACTGGCGCCAGTGGCCTATTGAAAATTGATAATGTCAGCACCACAGAAACTATCTACGATAGTAACGGCACAGACCTAACAAACGTAGTTGTAAGCTGGAACGATAGCAGTAACGATAACTGGCAAGAACAAATGAACGCAATTTTAAATGCGACATTAGTTGATACACAAGTTATTGGTAAATCGGGCAGCTCCACTACAATCAACAACATTGCTACAGATACCTACAGTATTAGTATTGTACCTGGGCAAACACCTGTCTACAGTTTTAACGCCACAGTCGAAAACAAAACTATGGCATTTGAAGCAGTTAGTTCGTCAACAACTAACAGCACTACAATTTTTGAACCACCTCCTATCCCACGTAACATTTTTAACATCTTGTATCGTAACGATAGCTTGGGCAACAGCAGCAACAACACTGGATTCTTTATTCAGTTCAAACAAGGTACACTAAACAAGATTGATTTCAATCTAGCTGAAAGCATTCCTAACCGTACAGTTGCAGTTAACTTCAACAACATCAACAATGATGACACATGGTTGTATGGCTTAAACACACAAGGTGCAGTATCCACAGCATGGACTAAAGTTAATGCCGTTGCTGGCGTTAACGTAACCTATAACCAAACTACAAACCGCAACATCTATCAAGTTAATACTCGTGCTAGCGACCAAGTTGATTTAGTATTTGGTGATGGCGTATTTGCAAGTATTCCACAAGGTAACTATCGTTTCATCTATCGCCAAAGCAATGGTTTAAACTATAAAATTACCCCTAACGAAATTACAAGAATAAGCATTCCTATTGCTTATGTAAGCCGCAGCGGTCGTGTTGAAACTCTTACAGTTACAGCCAGCTTGAACTATACTGTATCTAACAGCTCAAGCTCAGAAACACTAAACTCTGTGCGCTCTAATGCACCACAAACATACTACACACAAAACCGTATGATTACTGGCGAGGATTATAACATCCTGCCATTTAGTTTGTTTAATAGTGTAGTTAAAGTAAAAGCAGCCAACCGTACTAGTTCAGGCGTAAGTCGTTTCTTGGACGTACTAGACGTTACTGGAAAATATTCTAGTACCAACATTTTCTGCGATGACGGATATCTATATCGTGACACCAATGCTGGCGACCAATTTACATTCACTTTCCAAACAGTTGGTGATGTAAATGATATCATTGATAACGAACTACGTCCTATCCTAAGCCTGCAAAAAGTTACACATTTTAGATTGGAGAATACTCCACGCTATCCTGTTACCAACGGAACAGGCATTGTAACTTGGAAGCATAATACTGATATTACTAATGGTAGTATTGGCAATATCATGGACAGCACAGGCAACACTCTGGTTAGCTTTGGTCCAGGACTTGCACCTACAAGCTCTAACCGTCAATACATTGAAGTTGGCGCAATGATTAAATTTACTGCGCCTGCTGGACAATATTTTACAGCCCAGCGTGTATTGAAAACAGGCACAGCACAGTACCAAGGCGAGTCAAACTATATCTATGCTACAGTTGAATTGGTAAACGGTAACGCAGTTACAATTAACGAACAAGTACCGACTGGCGCAATAGTTGCATACGTAGTGCCTAAGATGGCCAACGACTTTGCATTTTCATCTACCTACAGCGATGAAGCAACAACATCACGTTTGTCAACATTGATTCGCGGATATAACAGTTTTGGTATTCGCTACGACATTCCTACACGTACATGGAAGTTGATTACAATTTCCAATTTGGACACTATCAATCCGTTTAGCTTAACCTACGCAGGTGACGCCAGCGGTGGTGGATTAGACTCTAGTTGGTTGATTACAGTTATCTATAATAACGGTGTCTACACAGTTAGCTATCGTGGCCTTAACTATGTATTTGAAAGTTTGGCAGAAACTACATTCTACTTTGACTCTAGCGTTAAAGTATATGACAGTAAGACTGCACAGACTGTACGTGACCAAATTAAAATTTTAAAAATCAATGCCGGTCCTGATTTATCAACACCACTAGGCCAAGATATCACATGGCAAATCTACAGCAACGTAGTTAGCACAGACGGATATCAAGACCCAAGTCGTGTGTTGGTTACATTCCCAGACAGTAACAACGATGGTATCCCAGACGATCCTGACTTGTTCCAAACTGTAGTAAACCCATCAATCAACTCTGCCAAGAAAGTTGTTTTCTTTACGCAGATGCCTGACCCAACCGATGGATCGTTTATTAACTTAGTTCCGGTTGACAACAGCACAATCGTTACAGACTATACTACCAAGGCATCTATTTTATTAGTAGCCAGCAAATATAACGTGGGTACTGTATTCTATGCGTTTGCTGAAAACGTATTCTACGAATTAACCAGCAATAGCCAAACATTACCGGCTGTGTCTGTATTAACAAATTACATTGCCTATGCTGGTCGCCAAGGCTTGAGCTTCCAATACAAGCACAACAGTCCTAACAATCGTCGTATTGACCCAAGTCCAAATAACATCATGGACTTGTACATTCTAACCAAAGAATACAGCACTGATTATGCTGCATGGTTAGCTGACACCAGCGGAACTCTAGTAGAACCAACACCGCCAACAACAGAAGAATTGTCTAGCGCATACCAAGCCCTGGACAATTACAAAGCATTGAGCGATACTATTGTTTATAACTCTGCGGTATTCAAACCATTGTTTGGTGCCAAAGCAGATGCAAGCCTGCAAGCTACATTTAAAGTAGTTGCTAACCCTAACATTGTTGTTAGCGATAGCGAAATTAAGAGTGCAGTGATTGCAGCTATTAATCAATATTTTGATATTAATAACTGGGACTTTGGCGAGACATTCTACTTTAGCGAATTAAGCGCATACCTACATCAAACACTAGTACCAATGGTAGCTAGCATCATTATTGTAGCAAGCGACCCACGTATCCAATTTGGTACATTGTATCAAGTTAATGCAGAAGCAAATGAAATTATCACAAGTGCTGCAACAGTTGACAACGTAGAAGTTATTTCTGCAATCACCGCTGCTCACTTAAATCAAACAACTACAACTAGTACACAACTAGGAATTTAATAATGGCCGTAACAAGTACTCTACCGTTCTTACCAACAATTTTTCAAACTGATTCTAACAAGAAGTTTTTAAATGCAACGTTGGATCAGTTAGTTAATGACGCTGATTTAGTGAGGGTAAACGGCTACATTGGCCGTAAATTTGCACCAACATACAAAGCCGGTGACAATTACATAACAGAGCCAGATGCAAATCGTGCAAACTATCAACTTGAACCTAGTGTTGTAGTACAAAACAAAGCAACTGACACAGTTAGTTTATTCAGCACCTATGTTGATTTACTAAATGAAATCAGTGTAGCAGGAGGTAACACCAAAGACCACAGCCGTTTGTTTAGCAACGAAAGCTACACATTCGGTGGCTTATTTGATTTTGACAAATTCAGCAACTACAACAATTACTATTGGTTGCCTGATGGCCCAGACGCAGTTGATGTGTTTTCTGGTAACATCCCTACTGAAGAAACTTTTTCAGTTGTTCGCAATACTGGCGCTGGTGGTTATAATTTCAGCGGCAGCGGTGTAAGTGCAAACCCAGTACTAACATTGGCCCGCGGCGGTACATACAAATTTAACTTATCTCAAGCCGGTAACAAATTCTGGATCCAAACTGAACCAGGTATTAGTGGTACAATGGCTAAACAGTCAAATGTTAGCACACGTAATATCTATGGCGTACAAAACAATGGCGCAAGTTTGGGGCAGGTTATTTTTAATGTTCCAACTAGCAGCGCACAGAACGTATATGCTCAAATGCCGTTGGCTGCAACAGTTGATTATGCAGTAACATTGCCATTCGCTAGTGTACAAAACACAATGCTAAGTGCATTGTTAAATCAATACCCTAACGTATTTGATGGCGTACAAACAAATCTAGATCGCAAGACCGTTGTGTTTATTGGCGACTTCCAAGACGATTCATACTGGGAAGCTGGCGGGGATTACGATTTAACTGGCAGCGGATTTGACAGTGACTTATTTGATGGTGGTTCATCAATTCCTAAGGCACAACGCCCAGGACCTTGGACTATCGTACTAGTACCGATTGATGATGACTATCTAGTTACCTTCCAACCAGCAAGCGCAGATAAACTTGTTGCAACAAGCAACAGAGTTTTTGTTACAAGCGGTGTTGAATACGGTTCTACTTCATTCTACTTAGACTACACAAGTCAATATCAGCCAGTACCGGTTGATACTGCTAGCTTGGATCGTTTGTATTACCAAGACGGCAACAATCCAAACATGGTTGGTATTATTCAGCTTGTTGATGAAAATACAAACGTCATCAACGTTGAACAAGATATTATTGGCATTCCTAGCTACACAAGTCCAAATGGTGTTGTGTTTACCAATGGACTAAAAATACAGTTCGATGATACTGTAAGCGATCCTGGTTACGCTAACAACACTTATTATGTCGAAGGTGTTGGCACAGGCATACAACTAGTTGAAGTTGATAAATTAATTACACCAGAGAGCTATGCTAGCAGCGGCATTGACACACAAGACTATATCACTGTTAATCGTTATAGCCTAGACGCTAATCCATGGTCACGCAGCAATCGCTGGTTCCACATTGATGTTATTAATGCCACTGCGGCCTACAACAACACAGTACCATTACCAGATCAAACAAAACGTGCCACACGTCCTATCATTGAATTTGAAAGCTGCTTGCAGTTGTTTAACTTTGGACGTCTAGCTAAAGCACCTGTTGATCAGCTTGACTACACAATTACTGATGCAATGAACCAAATTGAAAACTTGGTAATTGGCACAAACTCCTCTGTAACTGTTAATTCTTTAACTATAGTTCCAGGACAACGTATTATATTTGCAAACGATGTGGATCCTGTTATTAGAGATCAGATCTATGTTGTAACTGCAATTGACGCCACAGGGCCAACATACCCATTGGGACACGGCACAAGCGACACAGTTATTCACTTGGTATTAGCTGATGATGCACAAGTACTTGAAGGACACAATATTACAGTTACCAGCGGCGTTAATGCAGGTAACAGCTATTGGTACGATGGTAGTGCATGGAATCTAGCACAAGCAAAAACTTCTGTTAACCAAAGCCCGTTGTTTGATGTTATTGACAGCAATGGCTACAGCATCAGCAACAACACCTATTATGAAACCAGCACATTTGCTGGTACAGCTATCTTCTCTTACAAACAAGGGACAGGTAATAATGATACAGTTCTAGGTTTCCCATTAAGCTATAGAAACTTTAACAGTATTGGCGATATTCAGTTTACCAACAACTTTGACACAGACGTTGCAACTTACTCTAGTGGACAAACTTCTGTATCATTGCCAATTAACAACAACTTCATTAAACAAAATACCGGATACGATACTTTTGTTTATAGAAACACATGGGTTAAAAATACCGAAGTAACTAAACAGTACCAAGTATTCTCGTTTGAGTATACTGGACAGTCAAACTACTTCCCAATTGATATTGCACCAGAAGTTGATGCTACTATCCCTTATACCAAAGTTTATCAGAACAATAAACTGTTAAGCGGTTACACACCTGGCAGCAATGTTAAAGATGCCAACGGTAAAACTCCCGATGACCTAGCATTTGAAGCTGGGTTACTTGACTACCAATATCACACAGTTGGTAGCCGTGCTACAGTACGTGTTAACATTAACTTGTTAACAGTTGGGGATAAGATTGATGTTTTAATCTACAGCAAAACTCCAAGTAAAACAGGCTATTACGAAATCCCTAACAACTTGGATTACAACAGCAAGAACGTTGTATTTGCTTCGTTGACGTTGGGACAATTACGTAACCACATCAAAACAATTGAAGAGAATACCAAAGTAATTTCAAGTCCTGGCGCAGCAAAAACTGTTCCAGCACTACGTGATATTGTTTACAAAAGCAACGGCGGCACGATTGTACAGCAAAGTGCTCCAGCAATGTACAGCAATATTTTCTTAACAGATAAGAATCTTAATTTTATCAAGAGCTTGGAATTGTCTGCACGTGAGTACTCACGATTCAAGAACAAATTCTTAGAATTGTCTACTAAACTAGAAACAGTAGACCCAACAAACATTCCAGCTAGTGTTGACAATATTCTAAAAAATATCAACAGTATCAAGAACAAAACGTTCCCATGGTACTACAGTGATATGGTGCCTTACGGCGATAATGCAAACATTATCACATATAATGTTATTAACCCATATCAATATCAATATGAAATCAGCCAGGTATTTAACGATACCAGCTTGAGCAACTTGTCTGTATTGGTTTACTTAAATGGCGTACAACTTGTTAATGGTGTAGATTTTTCTTTCCCACAAGACCGTTCTGCTATTATCATTAACAAGACTGCTATAACACTGGCAGTTGGCGACACTATTTCTATCATTGAATACAACAACACAGATGGTTGTTTTGTTCCTGAAACTCCAAGCAAGTTGGGATTATATCCTAAATTTGTTCCTAGCATTTTTGTCGATGATAGTTACATTACCCCAACACAAGTTATCCGTGGACACGATGGTAGCATCATTCCAACGTTTGGCGACATTCGTGATGATTTGTTATTGGAACTTGAAAAGCGTATCTACAACAACATTAAAATTGATTACACATCGCATCTGTTTAATGTATACGATTATGTTCCAGGTAAGTTCCGCAACACAGACTATACACTAACAGAGTTTAATCAACTGTTAAGTCGCCAATTCCTACGTTGGGTAGGCGACAATCAAGTTGACTACGCATCTAATACTGGTTTCCAAAGTAATAATCCTTGGACCTGGAACTACAAGAAATTTAAAGACCGTGTTGATGGCAGCGCACTACCGGGTAGCTGGCGTGCTATTTTCAGCTACTTCTTTGACACATACCGCCCACATACACATCCATGGGAAATGTTGGGCTTTGGCGAAATGCCAGACTGGTGGATCACACGCTACGGCGCAGCACCTTATACTGGTAGTAACCAATTGCTATGGGATGATCTAGAAGCAGGTTACATATACGCCGGCCCTCGCGCTGGTTACGATACACGTTTTGCACGTCCTGGACTAAGCAAAATTATTCCTGTAGATGACTACGGTAGTTTGTTGAGCCCTAACGAATGGGCAACAGCAACATTTGATAGTTTATCAGCAAGTGCTTCTTTTGCAGTAGGCGAACAAGGCCCTGCAGAATTTGCATGGCGCTCAAGCAGCTTGTATCCTTTTGCTATGCAGTTTGCATTGGCACTAGCTAAACCAGGCGTATACTTTGGTAGTTTGATTAACGTTGACCGTTACTACAGAAACACTCTAGTTGATCAGTTAATCAACAAAGACACTCTGCAACGTATTACATTGTCATCTGTTGTTATCAACGGTGATACTACCAGCGGCACTACAGTTCGTAGCGCAGGTTACTTGAACTGGGTACGTGATTACTTGCTAAACAACGGCATGGATCCAGTTGCAACTATTCAGTACTATCTAGACAATGTAAACATTCAATTGGGTTACAAGATTGGCGGATATACCGATCAGAAATTCATTGAAGTACTAGCCGAACAAGGTAGCCCAACTAATTCACAGAATAGTATTGTTCTGCCTACTGAAAACTATAAGGTTTACTTAAACCAATCTACACCTATTCGTAAGGTTGTTTATAGTGCAGTACAAGTTGAGCAAACTGATGGCGGATACATAGTAACCGGATATAATACAAACAATCCATATTTTACAATTATCCCAAGTCGTGTAAACAATAGTTTCTATACTATCAGCGTTCTCAAAGAACGTGCAACAATCTACAACGATTACCAAGCAGTTAAGGTAACGATTCCGTATGGTTACGAATTCTCTACACGAGAAGAAGTTGTTGACTTTTTGATTAGCTATGGACGTTATTTGGGATCACAAGGATTCCGCTTCCGTGACGTTGACCAACAGCTTGGCGACACACGTGACTGGGTACTAAGTGCAAAAGAATTCCTAAACTGGAGTCAACAAGGCTGGGCAAGTGGTAACTTTATTATCTTGAGCCCAGTTAACAACGTTCTAAACAACGTACAGCCAACTGGTGTAATTGCACCCGTTGATAATTCTCCAAGCGGTACTAAAGTCTTAGACCAAAACTTTAACTTTATCAAGAGTTCAGACTTTGTTGAAGTCAGGACCGGCAACACATTTAAACTTTCCGCAATTAACAATCAAACAATTTGTTTTGCGGACTTGAATGTTGTTCAATACGAACACGCAATTATTTTTGATAACGTCACAGTTTTCAATGACATTATCTATGTTCCAGAACTAGGCAACAGACAGTATCGTTTAAAACTAATTGGCAGCAAGACTGGTTCTTGGACTGGCGATTTTAATATCCCTGGCTTTGTGTTCAACGACACAAAAGTAGACACATGGCAACCAGGTGTTGATTATAAAATGGGCAGCATTGTTCAATTTAAGAATCAATACTACACTTCATTGGTAGACATTGACGCAGCCAGCGACTTTGTACAAAATAAACAATGGGCTCCAATTAACAAAACTGATATCAAAACTGGCCTATTGCCTAACTTCAGTTACCTTGCTGATCGTATGCAAGATGTCTACGACGTTGATAACTTACCCGCAGACAGCACATTGGAAGGATTTGGCACAAGCCTAATTGGTTTCCGTAAACGTGACTATTTGACTAACTTTGGTTTAGATGAAACAAGCCAAGTTAAGTTCTATCAAGGCTATATCAAAGACAAGGGTACACTAAACGCTATCACTGGTCTGACTAAAGCTCAACTTGATAACCTAACAAGTAACATTGATATCTACGAAGAATGGGGTCTGCGTGTTGGTGAGTACGGTGCGTTAAACAGCAACCAATTCGTTGAGATTGTATTAGATGATTCTAAAATTACAGCTAACCCTGCACCAATTGAATTGTTATACAAAGACGATCTAGACAGCATCCAAGGTGTTGTGGGATTCCGTCCCATTGACTTGTATAGAAGTCCAGCTGGATATGATAAGAACATTTTCTTCAATCGTACTGGGGCAAGTAATACCAACAATGATATTTTAACTGCTGGCTATGTAAACCTAAACGACGTTGATGATTCGTTGTTTGATTTTACTACCTACGCTGATCTAGACACAGTGGTTAATAACATTGGCCCAGGATATCATATCTGGATCGCTAAAGATTTCAGCAACGACTGGAATGTCTATCGTGTAACAGAAACTAAGATTAACGTATTGTCATTGACATACACGATCGATAGTTTAATGAGTGTCGGGTTCAGTGATGTACCTAACCTATCAGTCGGCGATGTGTTTGCTATTAAAATGTTCAATGATCAATTTGATGGCTTCTATCAAGTATACGCAATTGATGGAGTACACAGCGTTAAGGTTGTACCGCACAAGTATGCAGACATCCTTAAAAATGCCAAGACTATCGCAGGCACAGGTATCTTCTATACTTTGCAATCTGCACGTATAACAACACTGGATCAAGCAAACGCATTGGTACCATTGAATGGTTGGGCAGACGGTGATAAACTTTGGGTCGATGATGACAACAACGGTAACTGGGGTGTCTACGAAAAAACTACTGCATGGAACTACAAAGCATCTGTATACGATGACGTAAACCAAGCAATTCCTAATAGCGGATTTGGTACAGCAGTAGCAACCAACTCAACTGGTCAAAACATGTTCGTTGGCATGCCTGCACGTAACCTAGTGAAGGTATTTGCTAAAAACAGCGCAGGATCATTGAGCCAAGTATCTGCACTACAACCGACAACTACTTCAACAGTTTCTACATTGAACTACGGTTCATCTTTGGCAGCAGCAACAACAACTGTAGCAGTTGGTGCACCAGGTAGCCTGGGCGGCAAAGGTATGGTTGCAGTACACGACATTACAACAGGATCTATACAATTTATTTGGGATGCTGACTCAAGCAGTACAACTAAATTTGGTACTAGCGTAGCCACAAGCGACGACGGCCAATGGCTATATGTTGGTGCACCTGGCGAAAACAAGATCTACATCTATAATTTCAATTCTACTATTTCACAACACAGCGTTACAACAACTTGGTCAGGTGGATCAACACAAACTTTAACCTGGACACCAAGTAGCGTGTATCAAGTTAGAATTTCTGATGGTACTTACAACTACGTACCGGGTGTTGACTACACATTGTCAACTAACGTGATTACATTCGTTAATGCACCTGCATTGTTGGCAACAGTTTCTTTTGTACAATCGCCATGTTATGTATACCACAGCGCAATCACTGGTAGCACATACGGTGCAGTGAGCGGTGACAACTTTGGTTATCGTCTAGCAACAAGTAAAGTTGGTAACGACCTGCTAGTTGGCGCTCCAGGCACAAACAGCAATGCTGGCGCAGTTTACTTACTGGAACGTTTCCGTCAACAGTTTATATCAAATACTGACAACGTTTATACCTGCATTGGTGCAGTAGACACATATACCAAAGTCTATGTTGGTAATACCCTACTGACACTGAATGTTGACTTTACAGTTTCTGGTGCAGGCAGCAACATTATTTCGTTTGCTATCCCATTAACACTGGGACAAATTGTTAGCGTAATTGCAACACCATTTAACTTGATCCAAGAAATCACAGAACCTGTTTCCTATCAATCAGCAGGCAACCAATTTGGTTCTGTAATTACAATGGATTGCGACAACACATCAACATTCTTTGTTGGTGCGCCAAACACACTAGTAAATGGAACACGTGGTTTAGTATATCGTTATTCTAATCCTGGTAAAATTCTAGGTACTGTGTCTTCGCCAAGCAGCACAGAATATGTTAAGAACTTGATTCTTAACGAAGGCCCAATTGGTACCTACACCGCAGGTGTATATTCTGCTGTAGCTGGTTTATATATTAACGGTACACACGTTGACTTGTCTCCAGCATTTACAACATTTGAAAATGATTCTACTAATCCAGTGACTTATGTATCTGGTTACTTGGATCCACAGACTTGTGTTAACTTGATTAACGCTGCCGCTATTCCTAACATTACAGCTAGCCTAGCTGACGGTGTATTCTTTAGCATTAGCACAAGTAGTATCAATCAAAACAGCAAGTTAGTTGTTACTAGCGATAGTTCCAACTTGTTTGAAAAATTAGATATTAACATCTACGAGTTATCTCAAGTTATTACACACCCAACTGTGACTACTAGCGCAGGCTTTGTGCAGTCAATGAAGTATGACGATTCTGTTGGAGTATTGCTTGTATCTAGTTACTTAGATCAAGTCGGATATCCGTCGCAAATCGACGAGTATACTACAACATTTGATTCTAACTCAACAATCTTTAAAGACAACTATCCTCAAGCAGGCGCAGTATATGTCTACGAAATGTTAGTTGACACCAATACAGGCTTTAACAATGTAGGCACCATGTCCTATGTCTCCTTGCTAACAAGCCCAAGCGGTGATTCAACAGATCAATTTGGTTATGCAGTTGATATCAACAACGGATTGATTGTTGTTGGCGCACCTGGCGATAATACTCTGGTTACAGGCGGCGGTACAGTACACGCTTACACAAACCCAACATTAGCTGCTAGCTGGAACTTATTCCGTTCACAAGAAGGCAAAGTTGATCTTGGCAACGTAAGTCGAATTTTTGTCTACAGCAACAAAACACAAACTATTAAATCTTACCTAGATTATATTGATCCAGTTAAAGGTAAAATTTTAGGTATTGCTGAACAAGACCTTGACTATAAAACAGCAAATGATCCAGCTGTATACAACAATAGTACAAGCTCGACTATTGCAACCAGCCAATCATATCACTGGAACGAAAGCCAAGTTGGTAAGATTTGGTGGAACCTAAGTACTCTACGTTACGTTGATTACGAACAAGATACACTAATCTATCGCAGCAACAACTGGGGCAAACTATTTTCTGGCAGTAAAGTACAGGTTTGCGAATGGGTTGGTAGCAAATATCCTCCAAGCAAATATGTTGCCAGCGGTGGCGACGGTGTTCCATTGTATCCTAACGACACAGCCTATGTAACTGTGCCAGTTGTAGTCAACGGCAACGTTACTGTAATGTACTATTACTGGGTAACTGGTAAAGAAAATGCAGCCAAAGGCAAGCACAACAGCGTATCTGTTATTGCTGACATCATTGAAAATCCACAGTTACAAGGTGTTCCTTACGCATTCCTAATGAAAACAAATGCGTTTGGTTTAGTAAATGTACAACCATATCTAAGTGGTACAGATACTATCTTGAATGTGGAGTACAACACAATAGAATCAGAAATTGGTATCCATACTGAGTATGCATTGATCAATGAAAACGATTCTAATAGTGTTATCCCTGATCGTATCTTAGAAAAACTAATTGATAGTTTGTCTGGTGTTGACAAGTTAGGTCAAGTTATCCCTGACCCAACACTAAGTGCAGCCGATCAAATTGGTATTGCAATTCGTCCACGACAAACAATGTTTGTGAACCAAGGTATTGCAATTGAAAACTTTGTAAAATATGTTAACAGCGTTTTGATACAGCATCCTATTGTATTCCAGTACAGCTTGCTAGGACTAGAAGCACAAGATCCTATTCCGGCATCAACTGAATACGATATTACTGTAAACACAGTTGACGATTTATCTAATATCGACACAAACCTAGTATCACCTGGATACAAAGTATTGGTATTGAGCGACAGTACCAATGCCGGTCTATGGACATTATATATACTAGACAACAATCTACAGTTTGATACTCTGAGAGTTCAAGCCTACAACACTAACTTGTACTGGAGTAAAGTTGACTGGTACGATACCACATACGATCCAACAAGTCGTATCAACTACACAGTAGCAGCCTACAAAGATATTGCATCATTAACATTAGTCGACGGTGACATCATTCGTGTTAACTATGACGAAAATGCACAGTTTGCAATCTATCGTGTAAACAGCGACTTGACATTGTCAAAAGTTGGTATCCAAAATGGTACAATTCAGTTAGCTGATACATTGTACAACTGGTCTACTGGACAAATGGGCTGGGACGAGGACTTGTTTGACACAATACGCTTCGACCAAACTCCAAGTACAGAAATTCGTAATATCTTAGTAGCCCTACGCAATGATATCTTCATTGAAGCACTAAGCGATCAGTTTAACAAACTGTTCTTTGTGTTGGTTAACTATGTATTACAAGAACAAAAATCAGTGGATTGGGTATTTAAAACCAGTTTCATCAGCATCTTCCACAAGTTGCGTGAATTGAGCCAACCACCTAGCTTCCAACTTGATAACCAAGACTATTACTTGGATTATATCAACGAAGTTAAACCATACCGTACGATTGTGCGTGAATATGTTGTTGATTATACAGGTAATGATTCTGCAAACAACAACGTGACTGACTTTGACTTGCCTAGCTTGTATGTTAAGAAACTAGGACAGTATCGTACACCCGACGGTAGTGCAACAATCGATTCGACTCTGTTATCTACTACAGGTGAATATCAGTATTGGAACAAGTATCACGGCTTCACAATTGATTCTATTCAATTGAGTAACCAAGGTGGTGGATACTTATTCCTAACAGATCCTAAGAGCAATGTAATTGTTAGCCCTAGCGTAACTATTACTGGCGGAGGTGGTACAGGTGCAACAGCAGTTGTGTCTAGCTACAATGTGTTGACTGGCGCTATTACAGGTATTACTGTAACAAAGGCTGGATCAGGTTACACTAGCGCACCTAAAGTAACTATCAACGGTACTAAAGGGTCTGGCGCACTAGCTGCGGCACGTTTGTCAAACAAGACTATTCGTCAACTTGACAGCGTATTGAAATTTGACCGTATTGCTTACGACAGTAATGTTAAAATCTGGAATAGCTCAAGTAGTTATAACGCAGGAGACGTGGTTGCTTATGCAGGATCTGCATACCTAGCATCTATTTCTATGCCAGCAGCAGAAAACTTTAACTTCAACACATTCACATTACTGACTGGTGATCAAGTCGGAAATGCAAATGATCGTATCATTGCATATCTTGCAAGTGCAACAAAACAAAATCTTGATCTAACATCTACGCTAGGTGAAGAAATTGTTGGCACAGAAAACAACAACTACTGGTTGTCACAATACATTGGCGGAATTGATTACCCTGGCGTAAAAGTACAAGGTCTTCCATTTAATGCCAATGTGGGCGATCAACAATTGATTGATAGTATCATTCAAAGTCGTTATGTTGACACAGCATTAGGTACCCGTCCGGAAGATATTACTATCGACGGTGGCGCATACATTGACTACTACAGTAGCCATGCACCAGAAGAACTATTGCCGGGTATTATGCACGACAGTATCGACATCAGCGTGTTTACACAAGGTGTTGTAAGTTCTGGCAACTTGACTGTAGATAAAAACGGCTCGTCACTTGCATATCGTGAATTCTACGATATTCATAATAACCACAACTACTATCGTATCAGTGGTTTTAGCACAGCGTTCTTAGCAAACGACATTGATATTACAGCTAATACCATTACATATATTGTGAACTCAACTAGTTCATTGCCAACTCCGGATATTACTAGAGCTATTCCTGGTGTTATCTTCATTGATGGCGAAATGATTACCTATTGGGAAAATGATACAGTTAATGATACATTGCGTAACATTCGCCGTGGCGTTGGTGGAACACCAATCCAACCTCACTATGCTAAAAACCCATTAACTGGACAACAAACACCAATCTACGATGCAAGCTCTGCACAGGCTGTTCCTGATATGCAACAACGTTCTATCACTATCAGTACCAACGGTACATTTGATAGTAACAGTTCATGGAACTATTGGAAAACTAGTACAGGCACATCAGTATTCCATACAGCAGATAACCCAACATACAAGTTATCCCTAAGTGGTAATATTGTAGCCAACATTGGTGATGTCATCACACAGCGTTACAGTAATGCAAATGCTGTGATTAGAGGTAACATCATCAGTGGAAATACCGCGGCGTTTGTATATAACAGTGGATTGTTTACAACAGCCAATGCAAATTGCGTGATCTATGTAAATGGCGTGCAGTCCACATTGCACGTTAACGCAGTAAGCCAGTTGG